TGCACATGCGGCTGTTCGGGTGGAGCTTGTATCACCCCATGCTGTACACAAGACGAATTTGTTTCATGCGCCTGTTATTGGGATGGAACATGGGATCGTGTTGTGGCAACATTGAAAAACGCCGATTGTTCAACATATGAGGTCATTTACGATTATTGTTCATCCGGCTGTTGTAATTCGGCAAACTGTCAATGTTCTTGCTAATGAAAACACCGAAATTCAAACACATAAATACAGGGTAACCCCCATAGGATCATCAAATGCCAGCATTTCCAAGCGTAACACCCACCCCGATCCATATGTCTTCCCGCCAGCAATTGAAGGATTATTGCTTGCGGCGTCTGGGCGCACCAGTTATTGAGATTAACGTGGACGATGATCAGGTGGAAGACAGGGTTCAGGACGCCATCGAATGGTTCCAAGAGTACCATTTTGACGGCACAGAACGCATGTATCTCAAGACCATGATTGAGGCGTCCAAACTGACCCTGACCACCCCTGATGCCAACCTCCTTGTTCAGGGGGAAATTCTCACGGGGCAGACTTCCGGTGCGTATGCCAAGTTCTATGGGAAAGATTTCACCATGGATTACACCCTCAACAAGCAAATCTTCTCCGAGTCGGTCATTCAGCTAAAACAGACACAGGGAACCTTTGTGGACGGGGAAGTAATCACTGGAAGTATCTCAGGGGCCACCCTCCAACTTGTTCCCACGGATGCCTTCTTTTTGGGGAATTGGGATAAGCAGTATTTGGAGATTGCCGATGGAGTCATTGGCGTCACCAGAATCTTCATTTTGGGGCCGGGAACGGCTGGCATGAACACCCGAAACATCTTCGATGTGGTTTATCAGTTTCGTCTAAATGATATGTACGACCTGATGAGTACAGACTTGATCTACTATGCACAGGTCAAACAGCACTTGAGCTTGCTAGACATGATGCTCCCCGGCGAAAGAAGTACCCGCTTTACCCGCAAAAACAACCAGTTGCACATCGACATGAATTGGCCGGAAGCCCTGACCCCCAACACCTACATCATGGCAGAGGTTTATCGTATCCTTGATCCAGAGCAGAACACCAAGGTGTACAATGACCTTTTCCTCAAGAGATACACCACGGCTCTCATCAAGCGTCAGTGGGGCAACAACATGAAGAAGTTCGATAAGATTCAGCTTCCGGGGGGTGTCACCCTGAATGGTAAGGAAATCTATGATGAGGCCATGGAAGAGATTAAGGATATCGAACGGGACATGCAGGAACGCTACGAATTGCCACCCTTCTTTGAAATCGGCTAATGGCAACCAACTTCTATTTTCAGGCTGGCACCAACATAGGAACCACCAACGAACAGCGGTTGGTGGAAGACCTGATTATTGAAGCCATCCAGATCAAGGGACATGACATTTACTACATGCCCCGTACCTCAGTTACCCCAGATCATATCTTGGGGGAAGACCCCATGAACCAGTTTACCCAAGTCTACCCCATTGAAATGTACATGAACAACGTACAAGGATGGGAAGGCGACGGGGAATTGATGAGCAAGTTTGGCATTCAGGTGACAGACAATGCCACCTTTGTGGTGTCCAAGCGGCGTTGGGAAGATGCCGTGGCCATGCAGACTGAAGATTTGCAACTTCCCTTGCGACCAGCCGAAGGGGACTTGCTCTACTTTCCCAAGACCAAAGCATTCTTTGAAATTAAGTATGTCAACCACCTAGACCCGTTCTTCCAGATTGGCAAGTTCTACGTCTACTCATTGCAGTGTGAGTTGTACCGCTATAGCTCAGAGAACATCGTCACGGGCGTTGAGGAAGTGGATAGTCGGGCCGCTGAGAAGACCCAAGACACCTTTGCCTTCCAGTTCCTCAATCAGACAGGGGGAGCATTCCTTTCACAGAGTGGCACCCCAATCATTCTTGCCTCAAGTTCACAGGTGGAAGATTCGTTTGATGATACCACCCCATTCCAGACACAGGCCCAAGATATCGTAGATTTTTCGGTCATCGATCCGTTCGGAGAGTTCTAGACCATGTTCAAGAACAAACAGTTCTACCACCAACATATTCGTAAGGCGATTATTGCCTTCGGCACACTGTTCAATGGCATCTACATTGACAGGCTCAATGCCAGTGATGAGTTGGCCAAACGGATCAAGGTACCGTTATCATACGTCCCAAAGCAGAAGTTCATTGCGCGTATTGGGGCGGCTCCCGATTTGGAAACAGGACGTACCGCATTTGAAGTGGTGCTTCCCCGAATCGGGTTCGAAATCACGGGGTTGGAGTATGACAGCAAGCGCAAGCTGACTGTCACCCAACGGGTCAAGGCTATCAAGGATGACGGGAGTGTGCGTCAGGGGTTCATTTCCACCCCTTACAACTTGAAGATTGACATGAGTGTATATGCCAAAAATCAGGACGATGGGCTTCAGATCATTGAACAAATCCTCCCCCACTTCAATCCGGACTTCAACGTAACGGTCAATGAGATTCCCGCCTTGGGTGTTTCCCGTGACCTTCAGTTTGTCCTAGAGGGGATCACCCTTGAGAACGATTACGAGAGTGATTTCAAGGAACGGGTCAAGGTCATCTACAATTTGCAGTTCCTTGTCAAGGTGAACTTCTTCGGGTTTGTGGATGATTCCAACAACATCAAGAAGACCATCATCAGCATCTATTCAGACAATGCGCTGGTGGGTGGCGTTGTTCCTATTGACACATTGAGTGGAGAGCGTATCACCACAACCACTGACCCCTATGGGGCCGATCCTTCATCCGACTACACCTATGTGCAGGAATTTGATGATATTTTTGCGGGGGAGATAGTCTAATGAAGAGAGAATCACGAAGCACATCAAGAATTGATATTGGTACCCCAAAGACGATCTTTCCAAAGGTGAACAATAGTGATGTGTTTGTGGACGGAAAGTGGTACATCTATCCTTCTCAAACGCCGACGATGACTCCATCTGTGACCCCATCCCAGACACCATCATCTACACCATTGATGTCCCCAACCCCAACTATGTCGATCACCCCCTCAATCACGCCGTCAATCACGCCGTCCCTGACACCGTCGATCACCCCATCGATCACCCCATCGATCACCCCATCGATCACCCCATCCCTGACACCGTCGATCACATTGACGCCGTCTGTAACCCCATCAGAAACTCCGTCTATAACACCGTCCGTGACTCCATCTGTGACCCCATCAGAAACTCCGTCTGTCACCCCATCAATCACACCGTCGATCACATTGACGCCGTCTGTAACTCCGTCCATAACCCCATCTGGCCCAACCGCACTCTGTCAGAGTACAGTGTTTCAATCACTGTTCAACGGAGCAAACAACGGGGTGGTATTTTCTGATGATAAGGGAAGTACAATGACAGTTTACGGAAACGCTAAAACTACTACTTCACAATCGAAGTTTAACGGCTCATCATTGTATGTTGTTGGCGCGGGTGATTATGTCACAGCGCAAGTAGCAAATAACGGATTGGATTTGGGAACAGGTGATTTCACCCTTGAGGGGTGGCTTTATTTCACCAATGTTCCCCAAAAGCCGATGCTTTACACAACAACATGGAGCATTCAAAACAACTGGAATAATGGTGGCGATGGAAGAATATGGTTTCATAGTACCCCAACATCATTCATGATCAGTGCTAATGCGTGGGCTTCCGCTTGGCGTCATGTGGCAGTCGTGCGTTACGGAACTTCATTCAAATTGTATGTGGATGGTGGACAACAGGCTTCCGCAACGAGTGCCGCCACCATGGGTACTTCAGACGGAATCCTCACATTCGGAAACGGAATGGGTGGTTATCTTCAGGATTGGAGAGTCGTTAAAGGAACCGCCATTTACATGGGTGCATTCACCGCCCCAACTTCTCCGTTCCCAAGCTGTTAGCATCATATAAATAGAACACAGACAATCATTTTCCGGAGTTCCAATGGCAAAGCTACCTTCACGCAGTCAATCATCATCTGTACGTCCCAATGGCCGTCCAATCCCAGACCGTACTACCAATGATGTGTTGGTTGAAGGTGTCTGGTACAAAGACCAGCCAGTGGCCCCGTCACACACCCCATCGGTGACACCAACAGTGACACCAACTGTTACCCCATCGATCACGGTCACACCGTCGATCACGGTCACCCCATCGGTAACCCCCTCAGTAACACCAACGCCATCAGCCTAAGATGAAAAGATCATCCCGAAGTACGGGGGGTACCTCGATACGGGCTGGTAAGGTCATTCCACCCCGCAACACCCCCTATGATGTGTACATTGAGGGACAGTGGTATACGCCAATGTCCCCCGTACCGTCGATTACACCTTCGATTACGCCAACGGTTACACCGTCTATTACGCCATCGGTTCCCCCAATTCCATTTGGTGAAACTGTATTGATGCTCCATTTCAATGAGTCACCACTTCTTGATAGTTCAGTCTATCAACACACTGTGACAAACACTGGTGGCGTAAATAGCGGCACGAACAGTCTTTTTGGATACAATCAGTATTTTGGTGGAAACTCAGGATTCAATGTGAATGTTCAAAATTCCTCAGTGTTTAACTTTGGGTCTGGGGACTTTACCATTGAGGGGTGGGTTCATCCTCTTGGATACGACACAAGAAATCCGCAGTATCTTTTTTCAAGGGATGATGGAACATCCATCATGTACATTCGAATTGCCCCACGGGTTGTGGAATTCTTCGATAACCAACTTGGAACCATTGTTGGTTCTCTCTCTGTTGATGGTGATGTGTGGAATCATATTGCCGTAACTCGTTCTGGCACATCGGTCAGGCTCTTTGTCAATGGACAACTTTCTGGTTCGTTGACCACTTCAGCTTCAATTACCGATTGTTCCAGTGCAATTAGGTTTGCTGGTGCGATTGCTGGTGGCGCAGTATCACTAGGTGGTCGAATAGAAGATTGGCGCATCATCAAAGACTATGCGGCCTATACCGCCCCATTTTCTGTTCCTGTATCAGAACTTCCGAATGTTTTTCCTATCCCCCCTTCTGTGACACCAAGTGTTACCCCGACCTTGACAACGACACCAAGTGTTACCCCGACCTTGACAACGACACCAAGTGTTACTCCGTCCATCACCCCAAGTGAAACCCCATCAGCGTCATTTGGGTGGAGTCCATCTGTTAGTATCACCCCAACACCAACGGTAACCCCGTCCATTTCATATGGATGGACACCATCAGCCCCAACCCCAGAATACTGGTGGAAGGCTAACTCTGGTCTAAGTACGAATGCGTGGGTTGCTTCAGCGGGTGGAGTTGATTTTTCTTTGAGCAACATGACTTCGGCTGATGGAACCAATGGTGCCATCTTCAATGGAACATCCAGCATCGGAACCTCAGGAGCCTTAGCTTCAGCCATTTCAGCCAAGCACATCTTGATTCGTTTCGATAGTTTCACTAGTGGATCAATGCTTGGTAGTTCACATTACGGAATTCATGCTGTCCTCTTCACCCCCGATGGGGCTAACTACTATTGTACTGAAGGAAATGCTGAAGGTACAGATTACACCTATGCGTCACAACTCTTTACATTAGACGAGCAGGAGTTGGGTGTCTTGGGAACACGAATTGCGTGGTTGGATTTTGTAAACAACGCAACGAAAATCGACCACTATCCTGATGTAGGAAATTCGCCAACTGGCATTTTTGTTCCATATGCTGGAACGTTCGACAACCAGATGGAGTGGCCAGCAGGGGCCACCATGATCCTTGGTGATCGTGGAGAGGGTGGAAACTTCTTGGCTGGTGCCATCAAGGAAATCGCAATCTTCACAACCTCACAAAGCGCAAGTGATATCAAGGCATTCCGCGCTGAAATGAATTCAAGGTGGCCATAACATGTTTGAATCACTAGATGAAAAGTTTGATGTGGAACCGACTCTACCAGCAGTGGTAGAGCCGGAAGCTGTACTACCCCCTGAAGTTCTCAGTGATGAGGAAATGTCCCGCCAAGCCTTGCGCGACATGATTGAGAAGGGGAAGAAAGCCGTAGAAGAGGCAATGAATCTGGCCATCAATTCCGAGTCTGCCAGAGCCTATGAAGTGCTATCCCAGATGATCAAGACCGTATCCGACTCATCCAAAGACCTTCTGATGCTTCAAAAGATCAAGAAGGACATAGGAAAGAAGGAAGTCAAGATCATTGAAGGCGCAAAGACTCAAAACAACTTCTTCACAGGATCAACTGTGGACTTTATGAAAGAGTTGAGGAAGGCTTCTCAAGAGGTTCTACCACCCCCGTCTAAATGACAGAAACCCTCGTAGCACCAGTGGAAGAGGAAATCATTGATTATGAAGAAGTAGAAAATGACTCTTCCTACCATGGAAATGTAAACCTCAAACAGATTGGCCAGCGACACACCTTTTCAGAGTTTGAGACTCTGGAAATGATGCGGTGTATGGACAATCCCATCTACTTCATTGAGAACTACTGCAAGATTGTCTCCTTGGATCACGGTCTTGTAGACTTCAAGCTCTATGATTGCCAGAAGAAGAAGGTTCGCTTAATCCTTGGAAACCGTAAGGTGATCATCATGGAACCCCGTCAGAACGGCAAGACGGTGGTTGCGGCTGGTTGTATCCTATGGTACACCCTGTTTCAAGATCGTAAGACGGTGGCTGTCTTGGCTAACAAGAAAGACGGTGCCTACGAAGTCATTGACAAGTACAAGACCATGTACGAGAACCTACCTATCTGGATGCAACACGGCGTCAAGAAGTGGAACGAAGGTACGGTTATTCTTGAGAACGGAAGTAAAATTTTCGCCGCCGCCACCACCACCAGCGGTATCCGTGGTAAGGCCATCAACTGGCTATACATTGACGAAGCGGCCATCATCGCCAACAACCTAGCTGAAAAGTTCTTCGCGTCAGCCTTCCCGACGATTTCTTCCGGTAAGACCACGAAGATTCTCATGACCTCAACCCCCATGGGATACAACCACTTCTGGAAGTTCTGGAACGAAGCCCAGACCAAGAAGAACGACTTTATTCCGCTGTTCATCCCCTACACCGAAATTCCGGGTCGTGATGCGGCGTGGGCAAAGGAACGTCTACGCGAGCTTGGCCCTGTTCAGTACGCACAGGAAGTCTCATGCGACTTCTTGGGGTCAAGCAACACCTTGCTGAATGCCGAAACCTTGGCTCGCATGTCTTCTCAGGAGCCTTTGCACACCAGCATGGACTTGGATGTGTTCAAACAACCCCAGAAGGGTCATACCTATGTCCTGTCGGCTGACACCAGCCGTGGCGTGGGTGGCGACTACTCAGCCTTTACCGTGGTGGACGTAACGAACGTTCCCTACCAGATGGCGGCAAAGTACCGTAAGAATGACATTGCCCCCATGTTGTACCCGACAGCTATTCATAAGGTGGCCAAGGATTACAACGATGCCTACATCTTGGTCGAAATCAATGATGCGGGTGGCCAGATTGTTGATATTCTCTATCAGGAGTACGAGTACGAAAATATCATCAGTACGGTCAATGAGAAGGGTAGGGTGTTTGTCAGCCCCGGCTTTTCCAAGCAAACCACCCTTGGGGTTCGTACCACCAAGAGTGTGAAGCGTCAGGGATGTGCCGCCATCAAGAGCATCTTGGAAGAACATAAGATGGAAATCTTTGATGCGGATATTATCAAGGAATTCTCCACCTTTGTGGAAAAGAATGGCCTCTACTGTGCTGACGAAGGGAAGACGGACGATTTGTGCATGTCGTTGGTCTTGTTTGGGTGGCTCACCACCAACCAGTACTTCAGTGACTTGACCGATATTAACATTCGTGAGAGAATCTATAAGGAACAGATTGCACAGATGGAAGAAGAAATGACACCCTTTGGCATTATTGATGATGGGTTGGGTGATGAGTTTACCGTTGAGGACGGGGATGTGTGGAGGAAAGTCGAATAACGGGAAAGTATAAATACAGAGTACAACAATTCCTCATCCAAGAGCCTCGTTTTTCCCACGGGAATGATAATGTATAGTGTGATGAATCCGGAAAAATGAATTGTAAATACACTCATTATCTCAAATAGGAGCAATCTCATGGCATTTCAACTTTCTGCTGGCGTCCTTGTCGTAGAAAAAGACCTAACCACAACGGTTCCATCGGTTCCGACCTCAATTGGCGGCTTCGTTGGTAACTTCCAGTGGGGGCCAGTTCTTGATGTACAGGACGTATCTTCAGAACTTGACCTTATCAGGTTCTATGGCAAGCCCAATTCAAACACCTATGCAAGCTTCTTCTCAGCCGCAAACTTCCTTGGCTATGCCAACAGTTTGAAGCTGGTTCGTGTGGTAGATGCTACCGCCAAGAACGCTGTGTCAACAGGTACCGCCGTCGCAATCAACAACCAGACGGTGTGGGAAGACACTTACTCAACCGATAACGCTGATGCGTATGGCCCATTTGCGGCCAAGTATCCGGGCTTGATCGGTAACAGCCTTCGTGTTTCAATTGCTGACAGCGCAACCTTCGAAAAGACGTTGACCGGAACAATTTCCACAACCCCTGCAAGTGCAACGGTTACTGGTGCTGGTGGTTCACAGTTCTTGACCGAGTTGCATGTCGGCGCACGAATCTTCAATGGTACAGTTTTGATCGGTACCGTGTTGGCAATCGGTGGCGATACCACGGCTACACTAACTGCCGTTTGCACCGCCCCACAGGTTGTTACCACACAAGCTGGTTGTAAGGCTTTCTGGGTATTCCATGATCAATTCGATGGCGCACCCGGAACCTCCGACTATGCATCAACGTTTGGTGGTTCGTTGGACGAAGTTCACATGGTTGTGGAAGACCATGACGGATTGTTCTCCGGTACCCCCGGCACAATCCTTGAGAAGTTCGTTGGTGCTTCAAAGGCTTCTGACGCCAAGACGTTCGATGGTGCAACCAATTTCTACAAGGAATTGCTTGCCACATCTGACTATGTGTGGTGGATGGATGCCCCAACCACTTGGATCACTGCCACAGACAATTGGGGTTCAGCTTCTTCAACAACCTTTAAGGTCTTGAAGGGTGCTGTTTCTTGCAAGTTGGCTGGCGGTTTGGATGGTTCAGCCCCAACTGCTGGTAACATTCAGACAGGTTACGACTTGTTTCTTGATGCAGACTTGATCGATGTTAACCTGTTGTTCACAGGTCAGCACAGCTTGGCAGTTGGTAAGTACGTCATTGAAAACGTTGCCGAAGTTCGTAAGGACTGCGTGGTAACGGTTTCTCCGTCGCTTGCCTCATGCTACAACAATGCTGGTAGCGAAGCCGAAGATATCGTGGCAGAGCGCGTTGCTGGTGCATTCAATGTCAATAGCTCATATGGCATCATGGACTGTAACTGGAAGTATCAGTATGACAAGTACAATGACACCTACCGCTGGATCGCTATCAACCCTGACGTTGCTGGCCTAATGGCCCGTACCGACAACACCAATGATCCGTGGTGGAGTCCGGGTGGTTTGACCCGTGGCCAGATCAAGAACGTTACCAAGTTGGCGTGGAACCCGAACAAGTCACAGCGCGACACGCTGTTCAAGAACGGCATCAATCCTGTTATCACCAAGCGTGGTCAGGGTTCAGTTCTATGGGGTGACAAGACCCTGTTGAGCAAGCCATCTGCCTTTGATCGTATCAACGTTCGTCGGTTGTTCATCGTGTTGGAGAAGAGCATTGCGATTGCTGGTGAGACTCAGTTGTTTGAGTTCAACGATGCATTCACGCGCTCCTACTTCCGTAACATCGTTGAGCCATTCCTTCGGGACGTAAAGGCTCGTCGCGGTGTTACCGATTTCATGGTTGTCTGCAACGAAACCAATAACACTGGTGAAGTGATTGACCGTAATGAATTCATCGCGGATATCTACATCAAGCCGACGAGAAGCATCAACTTCATCACGCTGAACTTTGTGGCAACACGCACTGGCGTGTCGTTCACTGAAGTGCAGGGTGCATAACAAATAACGTTCAAGGAGAACATACATGGCAGAGCTAATGAATATCAACGACTTCAAGACTCGTCTGGGTGCGGGTGGTGCGCGTCCAAACCAATTCAAGGTTTGGTTGACCTTCCCATCACCGATTCCTAACAAGGATTCAGACAACTTCTTGATCACAGCGGCTTCGCTTCCGGCTTCGAATGTCAATCCAACGATTGTACAGTATCGTGGCCGTGAAGTCAAGTTGGCTGGCGAAAGGACATTTGATCCTTGGACGATTACTGTTATCAACGACACACAAATGTCATTGCGTAACAAGTTCGAACAGTGGTCAAACATGATGAATATCCGCGAGAACAACGGTGGTATCACGTTGCCGACCAAGTATATGGTTGACTTCTCCGTGGAACAGTTGGATAGAAACAACGAGTCAATTCGGTCATACGGCTTCTTCGGCGCATTCCCGATCACTGTGTCTGAAGTCGGTTTGTCATACGGCTCCAACGATGTTATCTCAGAATTCACTGTTACGTTCCAGTATCAGGCGTTTGAGATTCTTGACCCATCCTTTGCTTCAGTGATTCCAGCTAACGATAATGCCGTGGGCATTTAATCGCACCCTTTAATTAGGACATATCATGGCATTAGACATTTTCGGGTATACCATCCATCGGGAGGAACCCGCACAGACTGAAAAGAGTTTCGTGCCTCCTTCCGATGATGGTGCCTACGATACATTTAGGGCGGGTGGACATTTCGCTACTTATCTTGACCTTGACGGTGCCGCAAAGACCGAAGGGGAACTCATCAAGAAGTATCGGGATATTTCGCTTATGGCAGACGTTGATATGGCGATTGAAGATATCGTCAATGAAGCGATTGCCAACGTAGACAATGATGCACCTGTAACGATCAACCTGAAGAAGGTTGAGTTGTCTGACAACATCAAGAAGGAAATTGAGAAGTCGTTCAAGAAGATCAGTAAGCTCATGAAGTTGGACAAACGCGCCCAAGACTACTTTAGACGCTGGTACATCGATGGGCGTATCCACTTCCATAAGGTGATTGACGTAGCGAAGAAGAAGGACGGTTTGAAAGACGTTCGCTACATTGACCCGCGCAAAATCAAGAAGATTCGTGAAATCCACCGAGAGAAAGACCTAAAGACAGGCGTGGACTTCATCAAGAAGACTGAAGAATACTATGTGTACAATCAGTCCGGAGTAGCCGCAACTAGAGGTTCCGCTACCCCCATCACCACACAAGGTTTGAAAATCACCCCTGACTCCATTGCATATGCCCCGTCAGGTTTGATCGACCAAGATAACAACATGGTCTTGAGCTACATGCACAAGGCTATCAAGCCAGCCAACCAGTTGCGAATGATGGAAAACGCATTGGTCATTTACCGCTTGGCTCGCGCCCCAGAACGCAGAATCTTCTACATTGACGTTGGTAACTTGCCTAAAATCAAGGCCGAGCAATACGTCAAAGATCAGATGAATAGGTACCGCAACAAGTTGGTGTACGATTCGAACACGGGTGAAATCCGTGATGACAAGAAGTACATGAGCATGTTGGAAGACTTCTGGCTTCCACGCCGTGAAGGTGGAAAGGGAACGGAAATCGATACCCTTCCGGGTGGCGACAATCTAGGTCAGATCGAAGACGTTATCTACTTCCAGAAGAAGCTCTATCAGTCGTTGAACGTCCCCATGTCACGCCTAGAGCAACAGGGTGGTTTGAATTTTGGTCGTGCCGCTGAAATCACACGCGACGAGTTGAAGTTCGTCAAGTTCATTGACAAATTGCAGAATAAGTTCAGTACCCTCTTCCACGATCTTCTGTGTACCGAATTGATCTTAACCAACGTGATGACGGAAGAAGAGTGGGAAGAGATTCAATACGACATTCAATATGATTTTGCACAGGACGCCTACTACGCAGAGTCCAAGAAGCAGGAAATCCTTCGTTCACGTTTCGACCTGTTGGGTTTGATTGCTCCATATCAGGGCTTGTTTGTGGACATGAAGTATTGCATGAAGGAAGTCCTTAACATGACCGATGAAGAGATTGCCGAGATTGAGAATGGAATCAAGAAAGACCCACCAAACCCCATGGGTATGGGTGGCATGATTCCGGGTGGTGGAAACCCCATGCTTGATCCAATGTCTCCGATTCTGAAACAGTCCGTTGCTCCAAATCCAGCGGCATCAAAGACCGCACCAAAGAAACCAAAGGCGAAGGCACCAGCGGGTGGTTCTTCTGCCGGAAAAGCTAAGTAGAGGAACTATGCTACCATTCTCCGAATTCCTTCTCCTAACAGAAGAAGAACTTGAACAACTTTTTGAAAAAGAACGTCATCAAGTTCAAAGTCATAGTGATTATGGTGGACACGTTGAGCCTGTGAGAACATTTGCCCGTCGAGAATCGGCGGTAAAACACAAGAAGAAATTGGATATCACACACGCAAGACGCAATCCATATAACCCCGAATATGATGATCCGGCAGATACATTGGAAAGCGGCCATAGGGTTCGAAAGGTTTCCAATGACACAAAGGTTGGTGGTCATAAGAGAACTTCTGATGCCCCAAAATACAAGTCTGGTAAGATGATGAAGAGAAAGGATTACAAGAAGACAGATCGATATAAGGAAGATAAGGAAGATGATCGTCGCTTCAAAGAAATGGAAAAGGGTCATTAATGAAAACCCTACTAGAACTCAGTAGAGAAAAGCTTCATGCATATAGGGATGAGGCGCGTTTGACTGATATTCCAGACAAGGACATGCCAGATCACTTGCGCGACGAACGAACAGACAAAGAAAAAATGAAGCGCAGGAAAGGAATCAATAATGCATCAGATGCATTGCAACGGATTCATAAAGCTGAAGCAAAGAAGGCGAAGGAAGAACGAAAGAATAAACCCCCTAAGCCAAAGAAGCCAGATTCACGGATAACATTTCGAAAGGCCGCAAAACTAGGTTCACTTTGGTCAGAGGAAAAGAAAATGCTTTCATTCAAAGAGTTTATATCTGAAGAACATATTGATGAAGTGTCTCTAGAGTATTTGAGTAGATATCTGAAAAAAGCCCGTATTGACGCAGACAAAAAATTGGACGATTACGAAGATAATGATAATACGGTTGCGGGGAGAGAGGGGGTCAAAAGAACACTAGGCATAGGAAAGGCAAAACTCAAAATGTATGATAAATTGGGAATAAAGTAAAATGACACAACTAGAAGAAGGCAACAAAGAGAATAAGGTCAAGAAGAATGCTGTCATTGCCAAGCACGGCAAGGATGTTCTTCAGGGATTGAATAAACGTTTTCCGGGCAGAGAACTTCTTGGAAGACTTGCAAACAATAAGGATTCCCACCGAAGAGTTGGACGAGGACACTTTAGCCCACAACGAGAATACAACGAGGAAACTGATATGTCACAGGTAAATGAATACAAGTATGGTTCAACCCACGAATTTCGTGGCAATGAAGCTTTCATGGATCAACATGCTGAGAAGATTCTGAAGAAGCACGGTGTCCAGATTCATAGTGTTGAGTTGTTGCCCGATGAGAAGGAAGTCATTTTTCATGTTAGCGGGTCTGTTGATGGAATCAATAAGGCTTCATCAGCGTTGTATGATGCGG